AGGATTGAAGTCATAGCTCACCATGTTGCTCAAGAGCTTACTTAAGTCCTGCTCTCCATAGCCTGTGCCATAGGTAGGCAGTGCTTTATAGTATCCTATCCTGTTGGCTGTGCCTGATTCATATACCTCAAAGATATATCGGAAGCCATCTAAGTTCTTATTAGTGGAGTCAGTTATAAACTTGCACTCATTGTATGCAGGAGTGAAGTCCTGTGGTTCTGCTATGATTGTCATTGCCATACCTATATTGTATTTCAGTTCGCATCCTGTTAGAAGGATAGATATGAGTCATCAGTATAGTACTCCTCCTTGATGTAAGTGGCAGCATATCGGATGGCATCCATTGCATCATCCCAAAGTTTGACAGGCTCATCTGTAATGGTATCACCTATTTTCTTCCACTTGTAATTCTCATACTCCTTCTTAAGTTGAGGATGGTCTTCACAGAACACTCCAAAGGTTTTAATGTTGTTGATACCTTGCTTGACTACCTTGTTAGCATTCTCAATATAATATCCTGCTCTATCTATCTCTGCAATGGTCTCAGGTCGAGAGTAGTCAGCTAAGATGTTGATGTTCTTCTCTATGCCTAACTGATCCATCCTTGTGATGAGGTCAGTAGTGGTGAGATAGCTCTCATATATCACAGGCTCAATATATAAGTCCTTATCCCTCCAATAGACTCTCACTAATGCAGTGGGGTGATTGTAACCAAAGTCAAGCCCATAGACATAGTCAGTGAACTTGGAAGGTCTATGCTTGACAAATGTCCAATTGCTATAGATGTTACTCTTGGAGATAGCTTTCTCCCCTAATGCGTATATCTGATACTGTGCCTCATCAGTTCTCTTTAAGTCCTCAATCTGTTTCTTAATGCTCTCAGGCAGGAAGGGGTTGTCCTTATACGTTGACTTGATTAGGATGCTCTCCTCTGCAGGTAACTCATAGAGCCATGAGTTAGACTCTGATGGGTTATAGTCAAAGATTAGCTTGTTCTCAGTCCTCATGTTGAGCTGAGTGAAGTCATCGTAGTATAACTCATTAGCCTCATTGCACCATGCCATGTCTCTCTTCCTACCTCTTATCTTTTGCTCATCATCCACTGAGAAGAACTCTACTATCGAGCCATTGGTAAAAGTGTAGATGTGCTCTGACTTGTTATGGCTGTTCACATCATATATCTCAAGGCTCTTCATTATCTCAAGGAAGTCTCTCATCACTGTAGCTCTCAAGGCAGGGAAGGTCTTACGAATGATACTCACTACCTTGCCTCTGTTCTGTAGGCAGTAGACTATGATGAGCTGGCATAGTGAGTAGGTCTTAGAACTCCTTGAGCCTCCCTCATTGATGATAAACCTCACATCTGAGTTGAGTGCATCATGGTTCTTCTCGAATATCACAGTACTGTTTAGCTCCATTTTAGGCAAAGGTTTGGCTATACCACTAATTAGTAGTATAGTTAATATATATCTTATAGGTTATATTACTTAATAATATTAACCTTAATCTCATTGATAGACTGACCGTTTGTGGTAGTATCTACCTTCTCAGTCAATCCATTTAAGCGTTGAGTGATTGAGGCATTGTACTGCCCAACCATGCCTCCTTCAATTTGGTCTCTTCTAATTGCTTCCTCTATATGCGAACAGATTGTCATATATTCAGAATATCTACCATCCACATTAGCAAAATACTGATGTACTGTACACCCCATTTCAGCTGCATAACATCTAAATCCTACTTGAGTCAATGGTCTCTCCAATGGGATAGCAGTAGCCTCACCTGTCTTATTAGAAAGTGAGTATTGATATCTTGGATTATTCTTACACCAATCTTTATATGACTCAAACAGCTGCCACATAGCCTCTGGTGTTTCTATGTATTTATGCTTTGCCATCTCTAATCTGTTTTAGTTTTCGTTGCGCCCACTCTATTCCAGCATCACCACCCCAAGCTAACCACATTAATCTGCCACATCCTTCCCCAAGCTCTCGCTGTGAGTTCTGTCTATGACGTTCAAAGCCTGCCATCCTGGAGATGGTCTCTTCAGTGATTGGCTCTCTATTGGCAAGTTGGTTAGCTCTTGCTTTACCTACAGCAGTTCCACAGCTACCCCATCCATTCTCTTCTGCCCATCTGACTGCTATCTTAGCATTCTCAGTAGCTTGCTTAGGGTAGTCAGTGTATGACTCTGCAAATGCCTGCCTGTACTTGCTTAGTGCAGATAGTTCTCTCTCATCCCACATAGACTCACACACAGCATATCTCTGCTCCTCATCAGGGAACTTAGATAAGGTCTCATCATCTGACATACATCTTGAGATGTACTCATCATGTGGCTCTGATGGTCGAGGCTTAGGCATCTTGAGCAGGTTTCTTCTTGCGTTTCTTCTTAGGCTTAGGAGCTTCCTCTACTGACTCAGCAGGGATAGGTGGCTCAACTGCCTCATACTTGATAACTGAAGGTACTTCCTCGAATAGGTAAGATAATCCTATTGATTGGTAGTACTTCACCTTACTCATGTCTATCTTAGCTACTACGATAGAACGCTGTCCTAAGATGCGATCATATACTCTGACAGTTTTGTCAATGTATTCTGTTTTGATTTTAAAATTGCTCATATTGATTAACTATTATAAATATTAAATACAGTGCTAAGGTAATACTTGCGAACTTGAATAACAAATACATATTCTCATTGAATAGTGATATCACTACTCCCCAAGCCATAATATAGGTCATCAATCCTATGATGTCAGCATTCCTCATACCTATATTGTATTTCGTTTATATTTTCTTTAATTTCTTTGATTAGGAAGTATGCAGATGTGCTGTTGATGTTGAAATACTTAGCAAGAGCAGTCTGAGTAGAGTGCCCTTTGTCATAGTATGCCTCAAATACTATCCTCTTTATTCTATCCTTCTGTTCTCTTCTATATATCTCCACAAGTGCCTTCTTAAAGTTGTACCTATCCTCAAGCTCTATCTTGTGCTCCAGGTCAGTAGAGTCATCTATGACATCCATTGTGTACTCCTGAGAGTTATATAAGTCCTGTTTCTTAGTCTTAGAGCCTTGAGTCCATATCAGGTCACACTTAATGGTGTTAAGTAGGTAACTCTTAGCCTTATCCTCTGTCATCTCCTGAGCATTGATAGCTACACAGTGAAGGTAGGCATTGTTAATAACTGCATCTGCATCTATTGAGGTGGGGATGTTGAGCACATCTAAGAAGTGGCGAGTGTACTTGAGCACATCAAGGTAGTGCTTAGTGAGATATCTATCCAAGTGCTCCTTCATACCATTGAGTGAAGTCCTTGAGCCATACCTTCCTACGTACTGATGCACAGAAGCACTCCTTATCCCTCTGACCTGTGACTCTGTTCTTAACTTGTTGTAGTTGTATAAGGCTTCTCTTAGTGAGCACCTTCTCCTCAGGTTGATTGAGGATAGTATCTATGAGTTGTATATCAGTTTGTTCAAGCATACGGCGGTGAGTGATGTTGTGCAAGCAGTGATGAAGCTCCCTGAGTATATCCATGCAGTCCAAAATGACATACACTTCCAACAGCCAAGAGCTGTGTGTAGCCAATCAGCCTCTATACGTAGGAACACTCTATCTAAGATGTCCTGCAATGGAGTGAAGTGAGTAAGCCACCACGATACGACTAAGGATGCTATCATGGTGGCTAAGTTAAGAATAATATTTGAAAGTGTTACTTGCCTTTTTTGATTAAGAACTTGAATGCTTTGTCATAGAAATCACCTCTCACCTCAGAACCATGCAGGAAGCGGTGCAGTGTGATGTTAGTCACTCCCATATCCTCTGACATATGCACAGCTCTATATCTTATGGATAGCTCATCCTTAAGTTCTCTCCTGAGCCAATCAGTGAAGGTCTCATTAACCTTGAGATACACTGTCTTAGAATAGGAAGTCATCATCTTTGGCAGTGTTAGCTGTTGCTGTTACCTTCCAAGCATCAAGAGTGTTATAGTATCTCCCATTGAACTCTCTGCCTCTTAGGTTGAAGGATACCTCTACCTCTTGACCTGGTCTGATGGAGTCTAAGATTGACATCTTATCATTGACTGCTGACAGTATGATATCCTGTGGATACTTAGCATCAGGAGTAGTAATTACGAACTCTCTCACTGAGAACTTATCTGAGATGACTTTCACCTCATTGATGAGCTTAACAGCTCCTTTGATTGTTAAATCTGACATTGTTAATAGTGTTATACTACTCTCTCAGGGAATACTATATCCTCAGTAGTTTTGTTAATAATCTTATCTGCTACAATACAGGCATATTCAACTGCAATCTCATGGTCTGAGCTGTAGATTTTATGTTCTGCATCCATGCTGTTTCTAACTTGTTGCATCCTGTACTCATTGGTAAGGATTGCTGCCACTAACTGAGTGACAATTTGTGTTCTTGTTTCCATTATTTATTATTTAATTCATTTACATATTTACTATAGTACTCATTGCAGTAGATGAGCCTCTCTCTAATCTCCTCCTCCTTATCCATGTCTCTCTCATAGCTTAGCACAGTCACTCTGTGATGCATTGGGATGTGATCAACTCTGTGGATAGATAGGTTATCCCACTCAGTGAGTAAGTCATCAGGAGTAGTGTACATGGTATATATAAGCTCAAAGGCAGGTCTATCATATAGCCACATATAAGCTCTACCTTGCCACTCATAGTCTGAGTTCTCACCTTCTGATGGTGTAGCAGGGAAGGTATCTAATGACCATGAACTCTTGATGTCAATGATGAGGTCATTTGTTATGATGTCACAACATCCACTCATATACTCATTCTCTACTCTGATAGTGTTCTTAGTGTAGTTAGTGAATCGAACATTGTTGAGAAGGTCTATGCCATCCTGCTCCCAATCAGTGCCCTTAATCATTGGCTTGGTTTTGATGTTTGTCTCATAGCCATAGAAGTCCTGTTTAGCAATCTTGCGTATCTCAGACTTAGCAGTCTCTGACAGCATCTCTGACTTGCTCCTTGAGTTAGTCATGAGCTTCCCTAATTGTGATGGTCTCCATTTCATAGCTGTGCCTCCTGTTCTTTGGTTAGGTGAAAGTTTTTTCTAAGCTCCTCTACTGTGTACTCATTAGATGCTATCTTAGCAAGAGCCGCCTTGAAACGTGCATCTGATAATGATTCTTTTTTAGTCTCAGTTGGTGCTGGCTTACTTGCTGCCTCTGCATCGTCATCAATAGCCTGCAAAGATAAAGCACTTTGTAAAGTGTACCTGCGGTAGTAAGTTATGGCAGACCCCATGTCTTTTGGTTGCACAGTAACAGGTAATTTCATAGATGACTCAACCATAACACCCGAGTCAATATCAATAATCTGAGTGCAGACACTTTCATTTTGAATAGGTTGTAATAATAATAAGCCATTCTCAAGTAGAATAGGCTCAACTGCCTCAATAATAGCATTGATATCTGCATAAACAAGATTCATTGTACCATTCTTAGTTGGTATCTTAGCTGTTGCGTTCTTAGTTACTTTACCAATGGCTAACTTTGCCCTGTGTAACTTTTGATGTAGAGTTAGTGCCTCTACTTGATTAGCCTCTCTGATTTTCTCAGAGGATGATTTTAATTCTTTTTCCATGTGATTAATATTTTCAGCAAAGATAAGAGATTTTTGCATATATGACAATAAAAGTTATTAACAGTTATCTGTTGATTCATTGTTAATAGTGCTCCTCACTGACCTCCTCCTCCTCTTGAGGCTCTTGATATACACATCATATCTGACTAATGGGGATGGACGGTGTTTCATAACCCTAATACAAATGATTCATACCAATCAACAAAACTATCAAAGTCTCTCACTATGATATATACTCCACCTGCTCTCTCAATGGATGCTTGATATTCCTTCTGAGCATCTGACTGTCTATCCTTCCCATACTTAATCTCTATCTTAACTGACCTTCCTCTAATAGTGGCAGATATGTCTGCTGTTCCTTTGGTGCTTTGTCCAGGTGTCCACTTACCTGGCATTTGTTTAGTATAAGCCAACTGACCTGATCCCACTTGTATCTTAGCACCTTCCCTGTACTGACCTTGAGATGATATTCTCTCAGCTTGACCTCCCATGAACTGCACCCATGCAATCACACACTTTGTTAAGGCATTAGCAGAGTTATCCTTCCAATCGGTTTTAGGGATGTATGACTCAGGGATGTTAGGGTACTTAAGTTTCAAGCTCTCCATCATGAGAGCATTGAGTTTGTCTTTGTTTAGTTTATTCATGATATATGATATAATATGTGACTTAATTTATCAACTCCTTTTGGGTAATATCCAAACCATTGAGGCTCGCAGTTCTTAATAATCTTGAGTACCTTCTCTTCCAAATCTCTAAGTCTATCAATTTCCTCCTGGTATCCCTTAATGATATCAATATAGGATTTGTTGAGTCCTGCCTGTATGTCATTTTCAATTCGTAATTTTTCTTGATATTCTCTAATTGACTGCTCAATGATTGGTATTTGTTCTTCAAATTCTCCAATTCTATCTGAAGTGTGTTTAATTTTGTCACTATAAATTCCATTGTTAAATACTCCTGTTGATGGTGAGAGCTCTTCAATTTTTCTTCTATATTTCTCTTTAATATTTCGTACTCTTTTTTCTCCATCTCCTCTCTCTCTTGAAATTTGCTCTCTAATTTCTGCAATTTTTCCCTCTCCATCTTGTATCCTTCGTGCAAGTTCACTAATTTCTGTAACTCCGATGATATCATCTCTTTTAGGGATTTGATTTCCGTTCTCATCTATATAAATTTTAAAGGTTAATATTTGATTTTTCTCTATAAATTCCTGCTTTTTGTCACTTATGTCACTTGTTTTGATTATCTCAATCACACATGGAGTGCCACATTGGAGCTCTGCCATGACATCTGCTCTGAATTTACTGTCAACAATTCGTATCTCTTCTTTTGGATTTACTAAAAACACCTTATAATCTTTGATATTTATACACTGTTTTTCAAGTATTTCAAATTTAAACTGCTTATGTTCAAATGATTCTGAGTCTTTATCATGTGAATATTCATAATCAACTCCATTGATATTGATTTTTTGATTAGACAGTGTCCTCCAATGGTCAACTTGCTTAGGTAAATTGCATAATAAATTTAATTCAATCTGCAATCCTGGATCTAAATACCATTTTCTGTGATTCAAAGTAACTGCATTCTCAATTGAAATCATATTACCATACTCATCATAAGCATAAGGATATTTGTTTGTTCTCTTAGAATGGAAGGTCCTCATCTTTTTTAGTATTTAGAATGTCTGATTTTATTTCATAGTATCTTTGTCCATTACTTGATACATTTTCAAATTCAATTTTCTTAAATTCAAAGTAAGCTCTAATCCATGAATTGAAATTTCTATTAGTAAGCCACTTTTTGAAGTCCTCATACTCTGAAATGAAAGTCTCATACCATTGCTTGTAGTTTATCTGTTGCCCAGGAGTGAACTTTTTATCATCCATCCAATCAACAAACTCCTTAGATGTTTGATTGATTAGCTTTCTTATCTTTAAATTCTTATGTTCATAAGATACAAGTCCATGTTCAAGATAATATTGAAGGCAGTTTATCATGAAATGGTCAAACCTTGCCCACTCATCAGTATCCCAATCATCAAACAGCATACAGTTAAACTCATCTAATGGTGATTTATGAGCTCCAAAGTAACTTGATAACTCAACTTCAAACATTCTACGTTCAAATGAGCCACCTTCTGCTCTGATTGTATAGTTAGTTGAAATCAATACCTTTGGAGAGTCCTTAACAGGTAACTTAACAGCATCCTTGCCTTTGTATTCAATGGTAATTCCTTCTGTAATAATGCTAAACAACTTCTCAAAATCAAAGTTTTTCTTAACATCATCGAATGCTAATACCTGGCAGTCAGTTGAGACAGTCTGATAAGGGAAGGATTTGTTAAAATCAAATGTTTTACCATCAATAGTAGATACTTTTTTCATGTGACTTATGGCATTTGTCAGCAATCCTTTACCACTTCCCCCATTAGGATTCTCAGATATTACCTCATCATTTAGAATGATAGCCTTATTATTTGCAT